TTCACCTCCTGCGGGGTTGCTGGCAGCGGCATCCAGTGGGTTATTTTGTCCTCCCACACAAAGCCAGGAATAAACTGCTCACCATTAAACAACTGCACATCGAAGTCGCGGCCATCACTAACAAGATAATCCCCGCGTTCTGGCAATTTCTCGCTTACCGGAATCCATCTATCCGTAATTACCGGAGAGTTCCCTGCGTTTGGATGCAGAGCGCGAATGCCTTCGGCCAATTCTTCTAGGGTGGAAGAATATCCGCGCTGGGCATCATTGCCGAACTCGAATGCTCCGGTGTCAGGATCAGACCATCCATGCTCGCTGTCGTATGCCTCACGCTGCTGATCTATCCATTTGGCGGCGGCTTCAATGCCATCGCGATAGAAAGTAATTACCGGTGCTGGCTGCGATTTGATATGCAACCGCGGTTCCCCGTCTTTCGGCTCCGGCCATTCGCGCTGCTTGTTTACCGCCAGCTTATCGATCATCGCCTGGGTAATCTGCTCATCAGTGATACCGGCACGGCGCTGGGCGTCCCACAGCAGGAACTGCATATCAGCCCACTCCGACAGGTCGCCAGGCTCGGCAGCGGCTTCCAGTGCTTCTTTGCTGAGGTGCTTCAGCGGGCCAACCGGGCCGACATTGCCGAAGGTGGCCTGTGACCATTCGGCGTGCTCTCGGCGTACTTGGTCACGTTCTGGCGCTGGAGGCGCGTGGCGATAGAGCTTGTCACCAATCCGCAATGCTCCTTCGTATAGCTCATGCACCGCCTTTCTGGCTGGCCCCTCACCGACGAGTTGAGCTGCAGTAACGTAATCGCTCGGCTCAACAACCGCCACCGGCTCGCTGTCCATTGCGGCCAGCGCGTAACTGGTAAACATCAGCAATTCGTTCGGATTCATGGTCAATTTAATGCCAGCGGCAGCAGCTTCCTCGCACGCGTCATGAAGCCATTGCACCTTCTCTCTGGTTAATTTGCTGGTCATTGGTTGGCTCCCGTTGTATTTACCTGCTTGCGGTTAGAGCGGCATACCAGCGCCCAAAAGTTCATTTCGCAAATTAGTGCCGCCGTAGTTTCTGCCCGACGACGAAATCCCAATTTATTAGAATTACCTACAGAGCGTTTACGCTGGCGCATTACCTTCCTCGTGTGCGCCGCCTGCACTTCGTCACGGCGCTGTTTTGAGGCATAAACACCTTTGGGTGGTACTTTCCGCGCCTGCTTCTGGTAAGCAGTTAACAGGTCATGTACGTCAGTGAATTTGGTCATAGGTTGGCTCCTTCAGGCTTTAAATTGTCGATACAGAACTGCGTGAGAATCTTCGCTTTCTCGCCAGTTATTCGATACCGCATTGGCTTCCCATCCCAAGTCATCGTATCGCCAAGCGCATACCAGTCGTCCGTATATGAGCACGATTCGAACCTCCTCCCGTCACCACCGGTGATATAACGATTACGGCGCGTAACGCCCCGGTGAGTGCAGCTACCGCCCTGCCAGCATGTCGCACCTTCTGGTTTAAAATCGCGTTTAGCCATCACTCAGTCTCCACCTTGATGCCAGCGGCGGTAAGCCCATCCTGAAAAGAGCGAACGACATCAGCTACAATTCCAAAGTAAACAGTACGCGCTCCTATAGACATTGGCCCTGGAGGCTCTGGTAGCTTCACGGTGACGGTGCGGGACTCCAGGCGTACCAGCAATTCACGCAGACACGCTATTTCAAATTGCTGCGACTTTACTGCGGTGCCAGCACCTTTGGCATTCAAGCCTTCCAGGTACGAAAGTCGCTCACGTACTGTTTCAAAAGTTACTGGCGAGACGACTACGGGTGTAAATTTTGCAGGTTTCATCTACTCAGCCTCCACTTTGATGCCAGCGGCGCGCAGAGACTGTCTGAACATCAGAGCGCATATCATCCGGCATGCATTAAATGCCTCGGATGGTGTTTGACCATCCCAGTCGTAATTTTCATCTCTGACAGCGGGAGTGTTTATGGTGACGGTGCGGGACTCCATCTCGGCGATATGACAGCGAGCATCAATCTCATTGTTTTCAGCCGCTTTGAGCTGACTCTCCAGCTTGGCGATGCGCTGCTTGGCGCTAGCTAACTCGTTAGAAATTTGCATTAGCCCGTTGTGATGAGGTTTTGGCGGGTTTGCTTCCAGTTCACGGATGCGTGCTGACATAGCGTCACCGCATGCCTCGGCATTCTCTTCAAGGGTTGGGGGATCGCAATCAATCCCATCAAAAGGCCTGACTCCACGAATAGCCGCTGCTGTAACGACAGCATTCATAACTTCCTGCGCCTTCTCCAGCGCCTCTACCAGCTCAGTTCCAGCAGCCTTCCATGCGGACCACATTCCATCAAGCTCTGAGTCTTCATCGTCAACCTTATAGCCTTCACCATCGCGCCAGTGCGGCCAGCCAAATCGCGGGGGATTGCCGTTATGCTGGGTGCGCTCCCACCACGCTTCGAATTTCTCTCTCTGCGCCAGTTCGGTGATATCAGTTGTCATGCTGCTCGCTCCTGTTTTGGCATAAGCGCATCGCGGACGCTCTGGCGGTAGTAGTGGTGAAAGGCGAAAGTCAGACCGAGTTTTGTAGCGCTCTGGTTCTTTTCGCTCAGCAGGCCAAGGCGCATACAGATAGTTGTTGCCGTCCAGCCCGAGTGATAACCCGAAGCGCGCTTGAGCACTGTTTCTGCCAGAATAGTGCGGAAGTCGGTACGCCCGAAGTTGGTGCCCTCGAAGGCTTCATTCACGACCTCATCGGTCAGATGTGAATCGTCGATGATGCTCATGCTGTCCACCATTCAATAAACATGCAGATACCAACGGTTACTACGGCAATCAGCACCAAGCAGATCACATCAAAAATGGCGGCGAACCAACGCAAGGTGTATTTGCTGTAATTCTCGGGATCAAAATTCATACCGCCTCCCCAAGCACCCAACGGAGTGCGCTCGCATACTCACCCTCGGCAGATTCCAGGGCTTTTGTGATTTCTTTGCGGGTTTTCAGGCGAGGCTTTGCATCACCGAGGATCTGACGCTGACGCCGGGCTTTTTCATGGCCGGTAGTCCCAGCGGTCGCAGATTCAATCTCTTTCACTTTTTCCCGCTGCTCTTCCGGGGGAAGCGTGCCAAGCTGGCGGGCTTGGGTAACGGTAACTGTGCCAGCCTCCACCGCTTCCCTGACGGCCTGAGTAGCATCGAGGAGAGAGAGCGTTGCACGCACGGTCTGAACGCTGCAGCCAAACAACACCGCAATGTCGTCCTCATCGAGCCCGCGGTCGAGCTGGTCTGACATTTTTTTAGCCCGGCCAAGCGGTGTATCAGGTCGGCGAATTTCGTTTTCGCTGACCATGTATTTAGCCATCTGATTTGCTGATCCGCGCTTAACGACCCCAGGAACAAGCAGGGGTTCTTTGCCCTCTTTCAAAAGAAGCTTATTTGCCTCCAGGGTATGTTTTACGCGCTGACGGCCAACAACTACGCAGGTAAGCCCTGATTCTGGGTCTTTCCAGACGATAATCGGCTCCAGTACACCCAGCTCCTTGATGTTAAGAACCATCCCTTCGTCGATAGGAAGGTGGACCCGTTCATCGTAAAGCGGGTGAGTTTTGTCGGTGACCAGATGCAGGCTTTCAGGTTCGAACGTTAAAACGTTCGTTTTGCCGCTGGCCCCGTATACAACCTTTGAGTCTTTAGCCATCAGACAGCCTCCGCATTGCTGGTGGGTGTCGTTGCGATATTCTTCAGATCGCGCATTGCTTCTAGAACGTGCATATTGCTGCGGGTTTTTGTGTGACGCTCAACAATTCGATCGCATTCTTTTGCCCAGGAAATAACTTCTTCCTTCATAGCGTCACGTTCTTTACATGCCTGACGAAGGGTAATATTCGAGACATCGAGCATTGTTGCCAGCTCTTTAATGAGTTCTGAATTTGCAGGAGGCATTGTTTTAGCTGCCTCAAAGGCATGTTTAATTAACTGCTGTACTGTTTTTTCCATTTTGTATTTCTCCAACTGACGCGCTGCAACGCGTTTTAGGGTGCAGCAACCCAACCCATGAGAATGGGGTAATTGCTGCTGTTCTAATCAGGCTGCTGGTTTTTGTTCTTCTGGTTCTTTGTAAGACAGAAGGTCGCAAAGCTGGTTAATTACTTTACAGAACTGGAACATGTCCGTACCTGCCTGGTGACGCCAGCGGTAGGCTTTGTCGTCATCATCAGAATAATCATTATCCTTGGTATCGATCCGCCGAAAATGGAACTTATCTGTAAGCAGAAAAGAGACGCCGCAGCCTCTTAATTCCATGTTATCGACGATAAAACCTGTGTTCAGGCTTTCCAGAATTTCACTGGTAACGGAAGTATGTTCCGCAGAGTAGCGAATAACTTCTTTCTGGTCTGCCAGGCGGGATAGCTGGACATAATCACCGACCTCAAACCCGGCAAATGCTGATTCTTCGCCGTCCAGATGGTTTTTAAGACGCGTTGTCAGGCCGTTTTTGATATCACTGATGTTGATCGTGACTGTTTTGACTGAGCCGATCACTTTAACCAGCATCGCCCCGACTAAATTGGCAATATTTTTATTGGCGGAATTAATGATCAGCAGATTTTCTTCAGTGTTATACAGGACCAGGATCAGAGACGACTTGATGAATGCCTGTTTGCAGAGCTCAACCTGAGCATCCTGGATAATGTTGTTACGGTCAGCGCGCTTTAGTTTCTGACCACATGCATTTTCAATGCGCTGGATACGCTCATTTGCTTCTTTCATCACGACGTGCTGGGGGATTATTTTCTCATCGCGGCGAATCACGATTGCATAACCGCCAGTAATTGGCGTAACCAGCTCGCCAGTAATCGGATTAGGGACGAAGGAAGCCCGCGCGAACTCCGTTTCTGTAAGTTCAGAGTAGGGCAATTCCTGCAGGTGCCCTTCAACCGCTTCAATGCTGGGCAAAGTAGCCCGATAGACAATGGCGTTACGTAACTTTGATAATTTCATTTCTGTGTCCTCTGCAAAGGATTAGTTAGTTATCTCCACACAACGGAAAGAGCATTCCGATCTTCTACCAACGCCCCGTCATAGCTTTTCGGCGCATCCACATGGCGCTTGGGTTTCAGCATCGTGTGGCGGGAATGCTCTTACCTGTTGTGTCCCGGACTCTTCCCGGGTGTCACACCTTTTCGCCGCGCTGGTGGGGCGCACGTCGTGCCTGAAACACTTAGCTTGCACATTCCGGTTGTTCTAAGAGGCATGGATAAAGGGACTCTCAGGCCGCTAACGCTGCATGTGCCATACAACGGTCATGAATATTGCCGTTCACAACTGGAAGCGCACTCCTTCAGTTACAAACCGATCCCCACCGGAAAGAAGGGGAATGCGCTTCCATGTTGTGTTCTGTTCATCCTTGTCCGTAAGTTGCGTCCTGTGCCGACGAATAGAAGATAATCATAAATTGCGAGTAACGCAATAGATAAGTGCGTAAAGCGCAAATTTAAGGCGAAAAAAAAGGCCTCGAATGAGGCCTAATTTATGATGATGAATGCTATCCATGCCGTTTAAAGGACTGAGACTGGCTTATTAAAACCTTTCCGTAGATATAGAATCTGTGTTCATTCTCTTTAGTTATATTCCATTCTCTATAACGAGGGTTATCAGAGATGACTAGCAGTTGGTCTGGTATCATCTGCAGACGTTTAACATAAACTTTTCCATCAAAACCAAAGACGTAAATCCCATCCCCATCGAACTCATTGATAGTTACGTCCACAAAGATTAGGTCGCCAGGCTCAATCGTTGAGGCCATGCTATCACCGCGAACGTTGATGACCTTTACTCCAGATGGAGTCCTGCCACCAAACATTGCCAATGCCTGATCATTGCTGAACTCGATAGCATGAATGACATCTATGACGTCACTACCGTGTATATGTCCTGCCCCGGCGCTTGCGCTCACATCAAGTACCTCGACTCTGTATACATCCACATCCTTTACGGGAGATGCATGTTTTTCACTGTTTATATGTACAGTAGTATCATTTTCGTCAGAGGTAAATAGGTCAGGTACACTTACGCTTAAAGCTTGAGCAAGTCGGTTAAGTGTCTGTTCTGAAAACTGCTTTTGTTTACCAGTTTCAAGCCTGGAAATATTGGCAGCATCAACGCCCACAGCTTCTGCAAGCTCTGCGATTTTAATGTTCTTCGCTAAGCGAAGTTGTCGTATGCGAGATCCTATTTTCATTCACTCATTACATGTTGTTTTTGCGTTTCGTGCAAAGCAACTTGCGCAATTCGCTAGCGTGGAATAACATGCGTAATACGCAAAAATAGGAGGCATTATGCAATCACCATTAAGAAAATTGCGAAAATCGCATGGCATGACCTTATTGCACGTTGCAACCGGGGTACAGGTAGATCCTGCAACGTTGAGCCGCATTGAAAGATGCGAGCAAGTCCCATCTGTCGAACTGGCGGAGAGATTAGCCAAGTTCTTTAGAGGAGAAATAAGCGAATTACATATTTTGTACCCAAGTCGCTATCAAACAGATGACGTACCAAGTGCAAATAATCGTACTGCTTAAACGGTTATTCGATAACTACAAAAGGAAAATCAATATGGTAGAGCCAAACCTCAAAGAAGCCGTCAAAGCGATGTGCAAAGCATATCCAGGTGGGCGCGAAGCAATGGCTGGCGCACTGGGAATGACGGTGACGCAGTTTAACAACAACCTTTACGAGAAAAACGGCTGTCGTTTCTTCGAAGTCAGCGAGCTGGAAGCGATGGAAGACATTTCCAACACGTCGTTACTGGCTGATTACTTCGCTCGCCGCCGTGGGGCTCTGCTGGTGGATGTTCCGCACCTGGAAGAGCTGGATCGCGTGGACTTGTTCAGTCGGGCAATGCGTACCTCTGCCGCCAGGGGGCAGGTTGATCAGATTATCGAACAGGCGCTTGAAGATGGCGTTATTGAAAGGCACGAGGCCGAAGAAATCATGGTGCATCACCGCCGCCACCTGGCAGCTCGGGAAGAAGAGATTGCCGCAATTATCACGTTATTTTCACGCAAAAAGAAGTGACGCCAGCGAGTTGCAGCTCCTGGCGTCGTGGCGTGTCGTTATCAGTGGAGATTACTAACGCATGAACAGTTTATCAACACAATACCGCAGGTCGCAACTTGTAGCGCGGCCAGTTCCTGGTGGAGCAGGACCGGTGCAGTTCGTGTATGGGGTAAGAGTACCAGGCGGGTTCGAGCCTGTCTGCTACCAGTTTGCTCAGTGGGTGGTAGGGGACTTTAACGGCCAGGCGGAGAAAGTATGCGAGAGCTCAACCGATGGTTCAGAGATCACTACGGTGTCCCGGTCAGGGTCATACGCTGGGAGCCCCAGACACAGCGCGTTATATACCTGCGTGAAGGGTACGAGCATGAATGCTTTAGCCCCCTCGAGCAATTCAGACGTAAATTCAGAGAAATAAAGGACGATCATGAGCACTAAATTAACAGGATACGTCTGGGACGCTTGTGCATCTTCGGGGATGAAGCTATCCAGCGTGGCAATCATGGCGCGCCTGGCTGACTTCAGCAACGATGAGGGGGTTTGCTGGCCTTCTATTGCGACCATATCCCGTCAGATTGGCGCTGGTGAAAGTACTGTCAGAACGGCGATAGCTGCACTTGAGAAAGAGGGGTGGCTCACTCGCACACAGCGCCGCAACGGCAACCGTAATGCATCGAACGTCTACCAGCTCAACGTTTCCAAACTACAGAAAGCGGCATTTTCTCACCTGTCAGTTTCTGACACATCAAAATCTGACGCGTCAAAATCTGATGCGTCAAAAATTGACCCCTCAAAATTTGATGCGTCGGAATCCATAAAAAAAACCGGTTTTGACCCGTCAGAATCTGGTGGGGATCCGTCAGTAAAATCAACTACTGATCCATCAGATATAAATCCTTCTTGTCCGGACGCTTCGCAACCGGACGAACAGGGCTCTGCTGATGAATTTCTGTCACGACATCCTGACGCGGTGGTGTACAGCGCTGCAAAGCGGCAGTGGGGCAGCCAGGACGATTTAACCTGCGCCGAGTTTATTTGGGGAAAAATTATCAGCATGTACGAACTGGCTGCTGAAAGTGATGGTGAGGTAGTTCGCCCTAAAGAACCAAACTGGACCGCATGGGCGAATGAGGTTCGCCTGATGGTGATGCAGGACGGGAGAACCCATAAACAAATTTGCTCACTGTTCAAGCGCGCCAACAAAGATTCGTTCTGGTGTAAAAACGTACTCAGCCCGTCGAAGCTTCGGGAAAAATGGGATGAGCTGTCGTTAAAACTATCTGCTCCACTCAATAGCTCCCGCCAGGAGTCGTCCATTTCGCGAGCCAGCTTCGACGGGGTTGATTACTCATTGCCAGAGAACTCGGGGTTCCGCACATGAGCAAGCCATTTCTCAAATGGGCTGGTGGAAAGTATACCCAGCTGGCTGACCTGTTCGCGCATATTCCGGCAGGGAAACGCCTGATAGAGCCATTCGTTGGTGGTGGGTCGGTATTCCTGAACAGCGAAAAGCACGCAGATTACCTGCTGGCGGACGTTAACCCGGACCTGATTAATCTGTATCAGATGTTAGCGGTGGTGCCGGAAGAAGTGGAATTGAAGGCCCGCTGGATGTTCGAGCACATGCGGTCACCAGATGGCTATGAGCTGATCCGTTCCGAGTTCAACGCACAGACGCTGGATGCTACTGAGCGCGCAGCTGCATTCCTGTATCTCAACCGGCATTGCTTCAATGGCCTGATGCGCTACAACCAGGCGAATAAGTTCAATGTGGGCTGGGGAGGCTACAAGGCTCCGTATTACCCGATGGATGAGATGAAAGCCTTCGCAGCTATGGCGCCTAACTGCGTATTCATGACCGCTGACTACCGCCGAACTATCAGCCTGGCCGGGAAAGGGGATGTGGTTTACTGCGATCCGCCTTACGAACCGATGCCGGGAACAGCCGGATTCACTGCCTACGCCGCTGGTGGGTTTAACTGGGAGAACCAGGTAGACCTGGCGAAGCAATGTGTATCAGCCTTTCACCGTGGGGCTCGGGTAGTCATTTCTAACTCATCCGCCCCGAAGGTTCTCGACCTGTACCGGGAGCATGGTTTTAACCTGCAATTCATCAAAGCGCGCCGTTCGATCTCCTGCAAAAGCAGTACGCGGGAAGTCGCAAAAGACGTTGTAGCGATCCTTTAAGGGGGCTAAATGAAACTGACTTTACCATTTCCACCGAGCGTAAATAGTTACTGGCGCGCCCCGAGCAAGGGACCGCTGAAAGGCAGGCATCTGGTAAGCGAGACAGGGCGCAAGTTCCAGCAGGCAGCGAGAGCGGCGATTATTGAGCAACTGCGGGCCGTTCCCCGGCCATCCTCTGATCTGGCCGAGGTTCACATAGTGTTGTATCCGCCGGATCAGCGCCGTCGGGATATCGATAACTACAACAAAGCGCTGTTCGATGCCCTGACTCTAACAGGCGTCTGGGAAGACGACAGTCAGGTTAAGCGTATGCTGGTGGAGTGGGGGAGCATCGTGAAGAAAGGGAAAGTAGAAATCACCATCCGTCGTTTTCGTGCAGCTGCCTGACGTGGAGATGATATGAGAGCACTATTAACCCCTGAGATTGCCCCACGCATGGGCGTTGTTCTTCTTCGCCCAGGCGCTGATCTCATGCCGATGTTCAGGAGAGGGCGGGTACTGATTGAGCCTGCACCGGAAAAATACAGCGACTATGCAACCGGCGTCATTCCTCCCGCCACGCAGCCACTGGCAGAAGACCCGGTTTTGATACCTGTATTCGAAAACAAAGACGTCATTCTGCGCGCGGGTGGTATTAGCTCGCTGGAGGCCGAGCTGGAGCGTCGTTTTGAATGCCAGTATCCGCACGGCTCGTGGCACAGCGAAAATTTTACGCTGTTCCGGCATGAGCCTGGCAGCATCCGCCTTTGCTGGGCCTGCGATAACCTGCTGCGTGATCAGCATACAGAGACGCTGGCAGGTATTGCGCGTGAGAACCTGGTATCCTGGCTGATAACGGTCATCCGCTCACAGCTGGGGTTCAACGAAGACCATCAACTGACGATCCCGGAGTTGTGCTGGTGGCTGGTTATAAACAATCTGGCGCACGTCATCCCTGAATCGCTGGCCCGGAAAGCCCTGCGATTGCCGGAAATAAAGCATCAACCGGTGATGAAGGAGAGCGATATTGTCCCTGAACCAGCGGCGAGTGAAGTGGTGCAGAAAAAGATTCTTGGTCTTCGAGTAGATCCTGAAACGCCGGAATCATTCATGCTGCGACCAAAGCGCCGCCGCTGGGTAAACGAGAGCTGGACGCGCTGGGTTAAGTCCCAGCAGTGTGTCTGCTGTAACAAACAAGCAGATGATCCCCATCACCTGATAGGCCACGGACAAGGTGGTATGGGAACAAAAGCGCATGACCTGTTTGTGTTGCCGCTTTGCAGAGCGCATCACGACGAGTTGCACGCTGACACCGTGGCATTTGAGGAGAAGCACGGCTCACAGCTGGAGCTGCTGTATCGATTTTTGGATCGTGCGCTGGCAATCGGCGTCTTAGCATGAACAGTGGAGAAAACATGCGTGATATTCAGATAGTTTTAGATCGTTGGGGTGGATGGGCTGCGAATGATAGTTCCGGAGTCGATTACTCATCAATAGCCGCTGGTTTCAAAGGTCTTCTTCCCCCAACAAGCAAATCCCGCCAGTCATGTACTGACGATGACGCTCTTATTATCGAGGGATGCTTAGCGCGTCTTCAAAAACGTAAGCCCTATGAGCATTCGCTGTTGGTTGCGCATTATCTATATGGTATCTCGAAGCGGAAAATTGCTAAAGCGCGAAAGAAGGACGAGAAGCTGATACGTATTGAAATACAGATGGCTGAAGGTTTCATAGATGGTTGTTTGTCTATGTTAGACGTACGATTAGATATGGATTGAAAAAAAAGGGCACGGACGCCCTTTTAAATATATGGTAAAATCCAATTAATTTTACGCCAAGTAAACCCAAACATTATAATTGCTACTATCAATAGTGATAATGATTGAATAATGAATATGAACTCTATTTTTTTGTCATTGTAAATTAATTGCTCGCTGGCAAACATGGCAATAAGTGAAATTAAGCATGCTGTAATTAGTGTCGCTCCAGCAGCTAATAAATTAGTTACTATACCTTGAAGTATGTTGTTGTTTTTTAGAGCTTTCAAGACCCCATTTGAATTGGTGCTAGCTGCACTGAAAATCGAAATAGTAGCAAGCACAAAACCAAACAAGATTCCTGAAACAGTAGAGATGACCCCTGCTGATGTGAGAATGTCATTATGTTGCATTAAAGGAACATACTTCAATAACAAGTATGTCAAAAAAATGCTTCCTATTATATTTGCTATATATCTCAATAACATAAACTATACCTTCTTAATGCTTATGTCGTACTGCATAAGGTAACCATTATTATCAATTTTAGCAGAAATCATCGCTTGGAGCACATCGCTATCTGTGCCATAGCCGTTTACGGTATGTATTTTTTTTTCCGAGATGAGAACCTGTTCAAGCAGACTCTGCTCAGCAGTGTTTTTTGGCTGTGTTACTGCTGCTTTTTTGACAATATTCGGCATTTTTTCTAATAATTCTTTAATACCATCTTTTATCACATCAGAAAGGTAGCCTTTAACTTTAACTCTTCCAGAAGCTCTCCCTCTAAGATTGATTTTTAAATGCGTACCACCAAGACCAATCATCATATTTAATAGTTCTTTCGAAAAAGAACTATCTAACTGATAATTAGTCACATCGAAGTTTCGTGGAGCAGCGAGGATAAGTTCGCAGCTTCTAAGTGTACTTCCTGTTTCGAGAAGTTCTTTAATACTTTCTTTCTTCCAAATGGCTTGGAAAGAAAAATTGTTTCCAGGCTGTCCACTTTGGCTATAAAGAAGATAAGCGAGATCAGATTCCTTTGGACCAAGATGGTTTTGCGTAAGGATCAAAATGTCGCTTTCATAGTAATATAAAAAATAAGTACGCTCGACAATGTATTTTTTATCATCCAATGGGATGTTGTGTTCTTTCCAGTGCTCATCGCCAATATAAGGAAGGAGGTACTCTTCTCTTGAGCAAGACATATAGCCAAAATAATATTTGGCATTAGTGTCTTTATTTATAAACGCAATTTTCAACTTTTTATTTTTATATGTAGTATCGAAATGATTGTTAGTTACATTCACGCAAGTGCTGTAAAGGCTATCGATCGCAGCTTTGGCAACAGAGTTGCTTCGAATGGTTCCAGAACTACTCGTATAGAAGCCAATTCGTAGTTTTTTGGGTTTTTTTACCGCAACTGCACTCGTCATAACATTCCTTAGTACACTAATAGTTAACAATTGAACCTTAATATGCTGTGGACCTTTAATTTATCAAAAAAGTTTTGCGCGGTCCGCATTTTATTATGTAGCATGTTAAGAGTGGTTTCTATGCCACGGACTTAAAACGATACCTAGGCCTCAATTTGCAGAGGCTTACAGCATTCAAAGGCTGCCTGCGGGTGGCCTTTCTTTTTTTCAGGCTCACGGGAATCATCTTCGATACGGCTCTTTGTTAAATCAGCCCGATGGGCCTGCCCCCTTTATTCACACAGCACCCCGTTAACCCGGAGGTGGAGACTATGAAAATGCCTACTAACCCGAGTAACTGGCCTGATCTGCTGGAGTTGCTGCAGAGCTGGTGGCGCGGAGATACGCCGCTGGGGGCCGTACTGCTCTCAGTTGTTATGGCGGGTCTTCGAATCGCTTATAGCGGTGGCGGCTGGAAAAAGATGCTTCTTGAGGGGCTTCTGTGTGGGGCGCTAACGCTTACATTCGCATCGGCGCTTGAATACTTAGACTTCCCCAAATCTCTCTCAATCACCATTGGCGGTGGGGTGGGGTTCGTTGGCGTAGATGCCATAAGGGCGTTTGTAATGAAATATCTTGGCGGCCGATTCGGTATCGGTGGCGGCGATAACAAGGCTTAACCATGACAGCAGATCAAATTATCGAGGGCATCCTCGGAAAGGAAGGGGGTTATGTCGATCACCCCTCTGATAAAGGCGGGCCGACCCGCTGGGGCATCACGCAAACAACCGCCCGTGCACATGGCTACACCGGTGATATGCGGAACCTGCCCAGGGAAACAGCAAAGCAAATCCTGCTGAGCGATTACTGGACCGGCCCCCGGTTCGACCAGGTGGCGAGTTTGTCTACGTTACTGGCAGATGAGCTTTGCGATACTGGCGTGAACATGGGGCCCAGCGTCGCCAGTAAGTTTTTCCAGCGTTGGCTCACTGCTCTGAATATGCGCGGGAAGCTTTATCCCGACCTTATCCCGGATGGCGCGATTGGACCCCGAACCATCACTGCGCTTAAGGGATATCTCTCTGCCCGCGGGAAAGAGGGTGAACAGGTTCTGTTGCGTGCGCTGAACTGCAGTCAGGGCGCCAGATACCTCGAACTGGCGGAGGGGCGCGAAGCCAACGAGGATTTTCTCTACGGCTGGGTTAAGGAGCGCGTGCTATGAAGATGATCATTTTCGCTTTGCTCGTGGTGGTGGCTGTGCTCGTTCTGTTACTGCTGCGCAAATATACCCGGCTGGAGTTCGTTGCCCATGCCAGCCTGCTGCTGGAAACATGGTCTGTAAAGCTGGGGGCTATCGGCGCGCTGGTTGGCGTGTGGGCGCAATCGTTCCCGGATGCTGCGCTGCACGCCTGGGCGATGCTGCCACCGGATATTAAAAACATTCTGCCTCCAAACATCGTGGCATTGATTAGCCCTGCACTGGTGGTGCTGGCGGTGCTTTCGCAATATGTACGCCAGCCGGCATTGAAAGCTAAGGCCGAAGAACTGAAAGGACCGTAGCAGTGAATATTGAAATTATTGCTGGGCTGGTGGTCGTCATCCTGGGCGCTATCGCTGGCGCGTTCGGCATTGGTCATGCTCGCGGGACCAGTAAGGCGGAAGCCAAAGCCGATCAGCAGCGTACCGAAGAGAACACCGCCGCCACCGTCGCCGCGGCAGAACGTAAGGCGGAAGTCATGAAAGGGGCCAGTGATGTACAGCAGAATGTTAGCCATATGCCTGATGACGATGTTGATCGGGAGCTGCGCGAAAAGTTTACCCGCCCCGGTAGTCGTTGATACGGCCTGCAGCTGGGTGCGGATCATCTACCTGACTGACCACGATATCGATGTGCTGGATAAGCAGACCAAGCGCGACATCCTGGCACACAACGAATCAGTTCAGACTAGCTGCATAAACAAGAAAAATGCCCCGAAAGGGGCACGGTAAGGTCTATTTTCGGCGATTCTTATCACCTTCCTTCTGTGAGGGGGTTCGGTCCTCTCCCTTATTATGTCGGTGGTCGTGTCCGCCACCTTTCTTTTCTTTACCGTAATCAATCACTCCCCGTTTGTCTGACGGAGTTTTATCGAATATACCCATTGTTATTTCCTTATTTTTGGTGTGTGTAGCTTGGTTATTCTTGCTCTATCTATACAAAAAAACAACAGGATAAAAAATGCCATCTTTGATACCAAGGGCTTGTCGTAAACGAGGGTGCCCCGGTACTACTACCGACCGCTCAGGCTACTGCGAGAAGCACCACAATGAAGGCTGGCAACAGCATCAACAGCGAAAGAGTCGCCACGAGCGTGGCTACGGTAGCCAGTGGGATATCAGACGTGCGTACATCCTGAAGCGCGACAACCATTTGTGCCAGAACTGCCTTCGCAGCGGGCGAGCTGTCGCAGCAAAGACGGTTGACCACATCAAGGCTAAAGCTCATGGGGGTACCGATGATGATTCGAACCTCGAAAGCCTGTGCTGGCCCTGTCACAGAACGAAAACCGGGCGTGAACGTTTCAAGTGATATCGATTCCCATTTGAGCCGAGGCAGAGGGGGGGCGGGGTAAAATCCCTGGCGGTGAAGGTCCAAAGGACCGCCGCCTAACCTTTTTTCACACCGCCGCAGGTTAGAAAACTTTTTTTTGGGGTCCCCCATCCAATGATTAATAGGAGTTTTCGATTATGCCTGGACCACCGAAAACCCCGACACATCTGGCTTTAGTGAAGGGGAACCCATCCAAGCGCCCGATCAATAAGAACGAGCCAAAACCCCCGTCAGGGGTCCCCCCAATACCGAAACATTTCGATAAACAGGGTAAGTACTGGTTCAAGCGTATTGGTGAGGAACTTGATGCCGTCGGCGTGTTGACCACGCTGGATGCTAAAGCGCTGGAGTTGTTGATAGAAGCCTATGTTGAATACCGGCATCACTGCGACACGCTTGATCGTGAAGGTTACACCTATGCCGTCTACAGCGAAGATGATTCAGACGAAGGAGGGGAGCGGGAAATCAGAATGATCAAACCGCACCCTGCAGCAGTCATGAAGGCTGACGCGTGGAAACGGATCAGAGCGATGCTGAGCGAATTCGGCATGACACCTGCCAGCCGATCAAAGGTTGGTGCAAAAGGCCCGGCAGAAGCCGACCCACTGGAAGAATTTCTTAAAAAGCGCAAATGATGAATGGCAACCGTTGCAGATGGATTCCGCTACGCCGAGCGCGTGGTATCTGGCGATATCGTTGCTGGCGAACTGGTGCGTCTTGCGTGCCAGCGGTTCTTTCATGATTTAGAGCACGGCCCGGAGCGCGGTGTTTATTTTGATGAAGGCCGCGCCCAGCACGTTCTCGATTTTTATAACTTCGTCCCCCATGTGAAGGGTCACTTGACCGGCAAGCCGATCGAGTTGATGGACTGGCACACCTTCATCCTGATTAACCTTTTCGGGTTTGTCGTCCCGCTGATAGATGAAATAACGTTTGAGAGCATTCTTGACGACGATGGCGACCCCATGTTTGTGCGTCGCTTTCGTACCGCCTATGACGAAGTAGCGCGTAAAAATGCAAAATCAACGCTTTCGTCTGGCATCGGGCTTTATATGACTGGTGCCGACGGTGAGGGTGGTTCTGAGGTTTATTCCGCAGCAACAACCAGGGACCAGGCCCGCATCGTGTTTGATGATGCGAAGCGCATGATTAAGCTGGCTCCTAAAACACTGGGCCGGTTGTTTGGTAGTAACAAGCTGAATATTCACCAGGAGCGGACGGGCTCAAAATTCGAACCTGTAGCCAGTGATGCGAATAACCTCGACGGCCTTAATATTCACTGCGGGATCGTTGATGAGCTGCACGCACATAAAACCCGTGACGTCTGGGAAGTTCTGGAAACAGCGACCGGTGCGCGCCTGCAGTCCCTTATTTTTGCAATCACCACTGCGGGTTTTAATAAGGAAGGTATCTGCTACGAGCAACGTGATTATGCAATCAAGGTTCTGAAGAACTTTGATAACCCTGACCCGCTTTCAATTAAGGATGACAGCTATTTTGCGCTGATTTATACCCTGGATGAGGGGGACGATCCTTTCGACGAGGCAAACTGGCCGAAAGCAAATCCCGGCCTGGGGATATGTAAGCGTTGGGACGATATGCGCCGTCTGGCTAAAAAGGCGAAAGAGCAGGTGGCGGCGCGTGTCGGTTTTTTTACCAAGCATCTCAATATCTGGGTGCAAGGTGAAAAAGCATGGATGGATATGGCGCGCTGGGAAAAATGCCGTGACGACTGGGACGACTCCACTTCGGCCAACTGGTCAATGTGGCTCGGCGTTGACCTTTCCAACAAAATTGATATTTCAGCTGCAGTTAAAGTCTGGCTTGCTCCAAATGGCGATGTTTATGTCCGCTCCAGATTCTGGATACCTGAAGGTCGGCTGGAAGCCTGTTCCAAGCAGCAGGCGGACCTTTACAGAAAATGGAATCTCGCTGGATTCCTTGAGTTTACCGATGGCGATGTCGTTGACCATGCAGTAATTAAAGAGGAAACGATCGAATGGGCGCGAGGTGACTCGCTGAACGAGTTTGCATACGACCCGTGGAGTGCCACTCAGTTTGCTTTGTCGGTAGCAGCTGAAGGTGTACCAATTGTTGAAGTCCCTCAGACGGTTAAAAACCTGTCTGAAGCAATGAAGGAAGTCGAGGCGAAAATTTACGCCGGGCGTTTTCATCACGATGGCAATCCAGTGATGACATGGATGATGTCAAACGTCACCGTCAAACCAGACAAAAACGAGAATATTTTCCCCAACAAGGCCACGCCTGAAAACAAAATTGACGGTCCTGTCGCGATGTTTATTGCGATGAGTCGCCTGCTTGTTAACGGTGGTGGTGAAGTTGACTTCCTGTCCACTATCGATCCTGACGAAGACCTTTTACTTCTATGAAAACTCTAATCACTGATGTTATCGGGCTTACCGGGTTCGGTTCGCTTGCTGCAGGCGTTTATCTCCAGTTCGGGCTGGCGATGTCTCTGATGATGTCGGGAACCCTGCTACTCATTTATGCGCTGTTAGCGGCAATGAGGGGGAATAATGCTGCTTGATGCTCTTTTTCGCAGTGAACCACTGGAAAACCCGGCTACTCCGATCACGAGTGAATCGGCAGAAACCGATAACGTGTTTGCCCGAGACGTATTTGTCAGCCCGCAAACGGCGATGAAGCTGGCTGCGGTGTATGCCTGTATTTACGTTATCTCTTCGAATATCGCTCAGATGCCACTGCATGTTATGCGGAAAACCAATAACAAGGTTGAAGCTGCCCGCGATCACCCTGTGTTTTACCTGGTTCACGATGAGCCGAATATGTGGCAGACAAGCTATAAGTGGCGTGAGTTAAAACAGCGTCATATTTTGGGCTGGGGGAATGGTTACACCTGGGTGAAGCGTTCCCGTCGTGGTGAAGTTTCCGGGCTGGAATGCTGCATGCCCTGGGAAACGACATTGCTTAACACGGGTGGTCGGTATACCTATGGCGTTTACAACGAAGAGGGGGCGTTTGCCGTCAATCCCGACGATATGGTGCATATCCGGGCGCTGGGTAACAACCAGAAAATGGGGCTTAGCCCAATCATGCAGCATGCCGAGACGATAGGCATGGGGATGAGCGGGCAGGCTTATACCAGTTCATTCTTCAACGGTAATGCGCGACCCGCTGGCATTATTTCGGTGAAAAGCCAGCTGAATGAAGAAAGCTGGGGGCGTTTAAAAAGCATGTGGCAAAAAGCTACAGCTGCTTTGCGCAGCCAGGAGAATAAAACAATGCTTCTCCCGGCAGAGCTGGATTACAAAGCGCTCACCGTTTCCCCGGTTGATGCCCAGATCATTGATATGTCGAAGCTGAATCGGTCGATGATTGCCGGGATATTTAATGTACCGGCGCACATGATTAACGATCTCGAAAAAGCCACTTTCTCAAATATTACGCAACAGGCCATTCAGTTTGTCCGCTACACGATCATGCCGTGGGTAACGAACTGGGAACAGGAACTCAATCGCCGCCTGTTCACCCGTGCTGAACTGGCCGCCGGGTATTACGTCAGGTTTAACCTGACAGGCCTGCTACGCGGGACCCCACAGGAACGTGCTCAGTTCTACCACTTTGCGATCACTGATGGCTGGATGAGCCGCAATGAAGCGCGAGCCTTCGAAGACATGAATCCGGTAGATGGCCTGGATGAAATGCTGGTGAGCGTTAACGCCGCGAACCCCGCAGACGATTTTAAGGCACCTAAAACCGACGAGGAAAAGCCCAATGAATGACCGTGAAACGCGCTGTTACAGCGGGGAGGTCAGAGCCGAGCAACGCACCGATGAACCTACCCGCATTCTGGGCTATGGCTCGGTGTTCAACAGCCGTTCTGAACCCCTGTGGGGATTCCGTGAAATCATCAAGCCCGGAGCATTTGACGATGTGCTGAATGATGATGTTCGCGGGCTGTTTAACCATGACCCCAACTTTATTCTGGGACGGAGCGCTGCCGGGACGCTATCCCTGTCTGTCGATGAGCGCGGCCTGCGTTACGACATTACAGCGCCGGATACGCAAACTATCCGCGATCTGGTGCTGGCGCCGATGATGCGCGGTGACATTAACCAGTCATCTTTTGCCTTCCGGGTATCCCATGACGGTGAAAATTGGTACCAGGACGATGAAGGGATCGTTATTCGTGAAATATCGAAGTTTTCCCGGCTGTTTGATGTCAGTCCGGTGACTTATCCCGCATATCAGGAGGCCGACTCCGGCGTCCGATCGATGAAAGCCTGGCAGGAGGCGCGCGACAGCGGTGCGCTAAAGAACGCCATTAATCAACGAATGGCGCGTGAGCGCCTGCTGACCCTTCTTAACGCGTAAGGAAAAATCATGAAACTGCATGAAATGAAGCAAAAACGTAACATCATCGCCAAAGATATGCGTGCCCTGCATGACAAAATTGGCGATACACCATGGACCGATGAGCAGCGTACTCAGTGGAACGCTGCAAAATCGGAGCTTGACGCTCTTGATGAGCGTATTGCACGCGAAGAGGAACTGCGCCGCCAGGATCAGGACTATATCCACGAAAACGAGCCGGAACAGCGCCAGCAGCAGAATCGTGATCCAGAAAACCCGGAAGCACAGGCTAACGAACGTCGTGCTGCGGCGTTTAATGCGTTTTTGCGCCGTGGTCTTGGCGAGATGAGCGCTGAAGAACGCCAGGCTTTAAAGGAGCTGCGTGCTCAGGGCACGACGCCGGATGAAAAAGGGGGGTACACCGTACCAACCCAGTTCCGCAATAAGATCGTCGAAGCACTGAAAGATTACGGTGGAATTGCCAGTGTGGCGCAAATTCTGAATACCGCCAACGGCCAGGACATTGACTGGGCAACCTCTGACGGTACTACTGAAGAAGGTGAACTGCTGGGCGAAAACACTGAAACCAGTGAAGAAGACGTGTCTTTCGGCGGTGCAACGCTGGGGGCTAAAAAACTGTCCTCTAAAATCATTCGCGTATCCAATGAACTGCTCCAGGACAGCGGCGTAGATATCGAGGCGTTCCTGGCCGCGCGTATCGCCACTCGCATCGGACGTGGTGAAGCGAAGTATCTGGTATTAGGGACCGGCACCGGCACCCCGCTGCAGCCTAAAGGGTTGGCTGCGTCGGTAACTGGCACCAAAAATACCGCAGCAGCGACCACCTTTACCTGGAAAGAGCTGAACGCACTGAAGCACTCTGTCGACCCGGCATACCGTAACGGTCCAAAGGTGCGCTGGGCCTTTAACGATGCAACGTTGCAGCTGGTGGAGGAAATGGAGGACGGACAGGGCCGCCCGCTCTGGTTACCGAACATTATCGGTGGCGCACCTGCCACTGTTCTGCAGGTGCCGTATGTCGTTGACCAGGCTATTCCTGATATCGCGGCTGGTGCCAAATTTGCCTACTTCGGCGATTTTAACCGCTTTATCGTTCGTCGCGTCACTTACATGACGCTGAAACGACTGGTTGAGCGCTACGCAGAGTACGATCAGACTGGCTTCCTGGCCTTCCACCGCTTCGACTGCGTACTGGAAGATACTGGCGCGATTAAGGCGCTGGTGGGTAAACCGGCATCTGGCGGCTAAGGCAACAATCAGCTTCAACCTCCACCGCTCCGGCGGTTTTTTTTATGCCCGCAGTTCGCTGCGGGCCAGGGAAAATATATGAGCACAACGATTGAGAAGTTACGGGCTCAGTGCCGGATTGATATCGACGACACCACGGAAGATGAGGTGCTTACGCTCTATTATGGTGCTGCGCGCCGAAAGGCGGAGAACTTCATCAACCGCCATCTTTATGAAGACGAAGTGCCGGAAACTGATCCTGACGGGCTGGTGATTGCTGACGACATTCTCCTGGCGTTGATGCTGCTTGTCGGGCACTGGTATGAAAACAGAGAAGAGTCGTCAGACGCAGCAAAAACCAGCATCCCATTTGGCTTTACATCACTGATAGAGCCGTACCGCTATATTCCGCTCTAGGAGGAATTATGCAGGCAGGACGATTACGGCATCGCGTCACTATTCAGAACTTCACAATATCAAAAACACCTTCCGGCCAGCCGGTAGAAAGCTGGACTGATGGAAAAACTATCTGGGCCGAGGTTAAAGGGATCAGCGGTAGGGAGCTGCTAGCCGCTGGCGTTGAGCGTGCTGATGCCACCATTCGCGTCTGGGTGCGTTTTCGTACAGACATCTCAGCTTCTTCCCGTTTGAAAGTACTGAATGGCCCATACAAAGATGCGGTCCTGAATGTCACTGGGCCTCCGGTTCCGGATATAAAAGGTACCCGGCTGGAAATTCTCTGCAAACAGGGGACCGAAAAATGATTGATGTGAATCTGGATTTTTCCGGGTTGCAGGATATTGCCCGCGATCTGCAAACGCTCAGCAAGGCCGAAAATAATAAAGTTCTCCGGGAGTCGACCCGTGCTGGTGCCGAATTGCTCCGCGAGGAGGTGATTGATCGCGCTCCTGAGAAATCCGGAAAACTGAAGAAAAACGTTGTTGTCGTCACCCAGAAAAGTCGCCGTCGCGGTGAAATTTCATCTGGGGTGCATATTCGTGGCGTTAACCCGCGAACGGGGAACAGCGACAATACAATGAAGGCCAGCAACAAGCGGAATGCGTTTTACTGGCGCTTCGTGGAGTTGGGAACATCTACAGCTCCTGCACATCCGTTTGTTCGCCCAGCTTTTGATACCCGCATGGAAGAAGCTACGCAGGTGGCGATGCAGCGGATGAATCAGGCTATCGATGAGGTGTTATCAAAATGACAGAGGATGATCTCTATGACCTGCTGTCGACGCTGGCAGACGGGCGGGTTTATCCGTATGTGGTGCCGCTAGGCAGCGACGGACTTCCTGCAGTTTCCAGTCCCTATGTCATTTTCTCGATACCGACTGATGTTGCCGGGGATGTTTTCTGCGGCCAGGCAGAGTCGACACTGCGCATTCAGGTTGATGTATGGGCTGAAACGAATGACGAAGCCAGAGCGTTACGCCTGGACGCCCTGGCTCGCCTGCAGGTTCTTTCACCTGTCGAGGTGACAAAAATTCCTGGCTACGACACGACAACCCATCTTCATCGGGCAACCCTCGAAATAACGGTCATTGCCTGACAAAAACCAATCCAATCCGACCGCCGCTGGCGGTTTTTTCATTTATGGAGGCTGCGATGTCAGCACTATTTGAACGTGCCCAAAAAACGGTAGTAATGATTACCTCTGTGCCGGTCACCGCGGCAGAGCTGGATACCGCAACCTGGTTAAACCTGAGTTGCACTATCAAACAGGCCAGCTTTACCGCTGGTCAGAAAAACGATATTGACGTGACAACGCTCTGTTCGGATGAAACGGAAAATATCAACGGCCTTCCTGCTCCGTCTGAAATGTCACTTTCCGGTAACTTCTACCGCAACCCGGCGCAGGATGCACTTCGTGAAGCATATGATAACGACGGGGTTTATGGGTTTAAGGTTATTTTCCCGTCTGGTAATGGATTCCTGATGCGCGCTGAGGTACGTCAGCACACCTGGGATTCTCAAACCAACGGTGTTGTTGCTGCAACGTTCTCGCTGCGTCTGAAAGGTAAACCGACCAATATTAACGCCCCAGGAGTTCTGTCGTTTGCTACTGACCTTCCGGCGTCCCAAACGGTCGCGGCAGGAAGCGCCCTGACTATGGGCGTAGTCGTCCAGGGCGGTACGGCACCTTATACCTACGTCTGGAAAAAGGGCACCTCGACGGTCAGCGGCCAGACCAGCGCAACGTTTACGAAAGCCAGCGCTGTATCCGGTGATGCCGGGGTTTATTCCTGCGTGGTTACTGATGCCGATGGCACTGTGATCACCTCTTCTGATTGCACCGTCACCGTCAATTAACGGAGCGCCGGGCGACCGGCGATAAACTTAATGTCAAAACCGAGTCTTAAAGCACTGGCACTTGCACCGATGGCGGGCTTTCGTAAAAAAGAAGTCTCCGTTCCGGAGTGGGATAACGCCAAAGTCATCATTCGTGAGCCATCAGCAGAAGCCTGGATTCGCTGGCAGGGCATTGCCAGCCCAGAACCACCCAAACCACCGGAAGGGCAGGATCCCCAGGAGGCACCAGAACTGACCCCTTCAGAACGAGCCTTCCGCACGATGCGGGCCGACGTCACGCTTTTCATCGATATTTTGCTTGATACCGACCTGCAGCCCGTCTTTACTGTCGATGACACCGAACAGGTTGAAGCGATCTATGGCCCTGTGCATTCCCGGCTTTTGAAGCAGGCACTTGATCTCATTCGTGACGCGGATGATGCTAAAGCAAAGTAAAAATGCCTGGCATGCAGTTCCTGATGGCGCTGGCGCTCCGGATGGGCCGCACGCTGGGCGAACTGCGACAAACCATGACAGTCGGCGAATTCCGGATGTGGGCTGAATACGATCGTATCAGCCCAATCGGCGATATTCGCGGCGATATTCTCAATGCTCAGCTGGTATCAGCGCTTTACGGGGCACAGGGCGTTAAAGTCACCATTGAAGATGCTCAGCTTCAGTGGGGCACAGAAGAGGATGAGGTAAGCGACAGCGGCGATCCCTTTGCAGGGCTGGAAGCAGCGCTGCTGGCTGCGTCAGCATAGCCAGTAATAATTCGTGTGGATGCCACTCATAACAGGTGTTATGTTGTTTTTTTTGACACACGGAGTGCTTTAAATGACTACTACTGGCTGGATATTATTATTTGTTTTTGCTCGCCTTATTGATCTTGTTATCTGGTATTTCCTGAACAGAGGAAGCGTAAGAGCTAATGATCAGATCGCTATGCTTAAAGAAATCTCTGAAAAGCAAAGTGCTCAAATTGATCTTCTGATTGCACTTGCTCATAAAAAAGAGGAACCAGAAAAAGATTATCTGGAAGAAGCAAGGAAAAAAGCTGGTTTAATTTAATAATATTAAAATCATAAAAAGCCCCACAATGTGGGGTTTTTTGTTTCTGAGGAAATGAAATGGCAACCCTGCGTGAACTTATCATGGCTTTGTTGAATAAATCAGATTTCGGGTAAGTCTCCCCCGTAGCGGGTTGTGTTTTCAGGCAATACGCACGCCTTCAGGCATACCTGCTTTCGTCATTTTGTTCAGCGCTCGAACCAGGGCCATAGCCTCCGCAACCTGACCATCGTAGTCACGCAGCGTCAGTGAACCCCCGAACAGCTGTTTTACCCGGTACATCGCCGTTTCCGCTATCGAGCGACGGTTGTAATCTGTTGTCCATTTCCACCGCGCATTACTCCCGGTCATTCGCTGATTAGCCACTGCACGGTTACGGTCTGCATATTCACCGGGCCAGTAACCCGCACCTTTTCGGGGAGGGATAAGCGCGCTGATTTTCTTACGCCGCAGTTCATCGTGACATAGCCGGGTATCGTAAGCGCCATCGGCGGCGGCTGACCTGATTTTCCGGTGGGTTTGCCGGATTAACCCGGGGAAGGCCTCTGAGTCCGTAACGTTGTTCAGCGACAGGTCAGCGCAGATGATTTCATGTGTTTTACTGTCAACGGCGAGATGCAGCTTACGCCAGATACGGCGGCGTTCCTGGCCATGCTTTTTGACTTTCCACTCGCCTTCACCGAAGACCTTCAGCCCGGTGGAATCAATTACCAGGTGTGCGATTTCACCCCGGGTGGGCGTTTTGAAACTGACATTAACCGACTTTGCCCGCCTGCTGACACAGCTGTAATCCGGGCAGCGTAGCGGAACGTTCATCAGAGAAAAAATGGAATCAATAAAGCCCTGCGCAGCGCGCAGGGTCAGCCTGAATACGCGTTTAATGACCAGCACAGTCGTGATGGCAAGGTCAGAATAGCGCTGAGGTCTGCCTCGTGAAGAAGGTGTTGCCGACTCATACCAGGCCTGAATAGCTTCATCATCCAGCCAGAAAGTTATGGAGCCACGGTTGATGAGGGCTTTATTGTAGGTGGGCCAGTTGGTGATTTTGAACTTTTGCTTTGCCACGGAACGGTCTGCGTTGTCGGGAAGATACGTGATCTGATCCTTCAACTCAGCAAAAGTTCGATTTATTCAACAAAGCCACTTATCATTAAAGTTTCTGCTAACTCTCAGTCATTCCAGACCGAGATAGCCCGCGCGTCACGTATGGGGGCTGATTATTATAAGACAATGCAGAATGGCGGCAGGCAGGCTGCGGCTTCAGTTCGGGAAACTCGCCGTTCTGTTGCTGAGCTAACTGACCAGATGGAGTCAGCAAAGGCTACCGCACTGGGATTAACCGGGGCATTTGCTGGTGCTTTTGCTACGGGGCATTTAATATCCCTGGCTGATGAATGGAATTCAGTAAACGCCCGCCTAAAACAGGCATCTCAATCAACTGATGATTTTACCAGCTCTCAAAAACAGCTGATGGATATCAGTCAGAAAACGGGCACATCTTTTTCTGACAACGCTAATTTATTTTCCCGTTCAGCAGCCTCAATGCGGGAATATGGTTACAGCTCCAGCCAGGTGCTGGATATTACTGAGGCTATTTCTACTGGTTTAAAACTTTCTGGCGCGAATGCTCAGGAGTCCAGTTCGGTCATCACTCAGTTTAGCCAGGCTCTGGCGCAGGGCGTGCTGAGAGGTGAAGAATTCAATGCCGTCAACGAGAGCGGCGACAGGGTTATACGGGCGCTTGCGGCAGGGATGGGGGTTGCGCGTAAAGACCTTAAATCTATGGCGGATCAGGGGCAGTTAACCATTGATAAAGTAGTGCCAGCCCTCATCAGCCAGCTTGGTAAGCTACGGAATGAATATGGTGAATTGCCGCAGACTGTTTCATCGTCGGCAACAAAAGTTGAAAACGCTTTTATGCAATGGGTCGGTGGAGCTAATGAAGCTAGTGGCGCGACAAATACCCTAACCGGATTACTTGATGGCGTAGCCAACAATATTGATCAGGTCGCCACTGCTGCCGGAGCGCTTGTTGCCGTTGGTGCAGCCCGATATTTGGGAAATATGGCTCTTGGTGCCAGCTCTGCAACGGCTGGGGTTATTAACGCTGCAAAAAGTGAAGTAGCTTTAGCTGAAGCCCAGGTCAGAGGGACGCAGGTTTCGACAGCTCGCGCGCGTGCTGCAGTTTATCGTGCTCAGCAGGCACTGGCAGCGGCGCGGGGTACAGACGCGCAGGCCGCCGCAGAAAAACGGCTCTCACTGGCGCAGGAGTCACTTAACCGTAATATTCAGGCCAGAGTATCCGCTCAGACTGCGCTGAACTCGGTTACTGCTGTAGGTTCCCGGCTCATGGGTGGAGCATTAAGCCTCGTTGGCGGTATTCCAGGGCTGGTTTTGCTTGGTGCCGGTGCCTGGTACACGATGTACCAGAATCAGGAACAGGCCAGATTATCCGCTCAGGAATATGCAAACACCATTGATGCAGTCCGTGAAAAGACAAAATCAATGTCCCTGCCCGAAGTTTCTGATAATGAGACCAAAACCCGTCAGGCGCTGGAGGAGCAAAACCGTCTTGTTGATGCACAGGCATCAAAAGTAAAAAGCCTGAAGGAAGAGATCGCGGGCTATCAGTATGTTCTGTCCAACCCCGGGCCGACAACCAGTGGCGGTTTCATGATAAACCACCTTACTTCGGTTGAAACGGTCACCCGTAGTCTGGAAGAAGCGACTTCCGCTCTGGCCGTTGAACAGGAGAGGCTGACTCAGATGCAGGCTAAGTCTGAGTCGATCCAGTCGGTACTGGAAGGGATAGAGAACAGGCGAATAGCATTAATCCGGCAGCAGGCCGCAGAACAGAATTCAGCATATCAATCGTTATTAATGATGAACGGTGAGCATACTGAATTTAACCGTTTGCTGGGTCTCGGAAATAATCTCCTCATGGCCCGGCAGGGGCTGGTAAACGCACCACTACGCTTACCGCAGGTAGACCTCACAACCCAGCAAACGGCTGCACTTGAAAAAAGCCGTCGTGATCTGGCGCTTTCAAAACTCAAAGGTGAGGACAAAGAGCGCGCACGACTGGGTTATGCTGCGGATGACCTGGGGTTAACTAACGACCCACAGTTTCAGACCGGACGGCAGGAGTTGATTAATAACGGCCTGAATGAATGGAGAAACAACCAGGAAAATAAACCCAAGCCAAAAGGAAGGCATGGGAAAACCGAGGCGGAGAAAACCGAAGATACCTATACCCGGCTGATTAAACAGCAACGGGAGCAAATTGCTCTTTCCAGCCAAAACACTGAACTGGCAAAGATGAAATATCAGGTTACTCAGGGGGAATTATCTTCGCTTGAAAAATCCAAAAAGGAAACGTTGCTGCACAATGCGGCGCTTATTGATCAGAAAAATATCGCTGAACAGTTAAAAACATTCCGCGAAGGTCTGGCCGACAGTAATGCTGCCGCTCGGGAAAGGGGGAATATCGATTTCCTCGGCGCGGGACAGGGGGATAAAGCTCGTGACCGAATGAAGGAAATGGCGGATATTCGTGCTGATTTTCTCAGGCAGCAGCGTGACTTACAGCGTGATTTCAGTCGTGGGCAGATTTCCGAAGACCTGTATAAAAAGCAAACGGAAGCGCTTAAAACAGCGCTTGCCGAACGCCTGGATATTCAGGAGGAGTATTACAAAAAAACCGATGAACAGCAGTCAGACTGGCGCGCGGGGATCAGCGATTCCCTGATGAACTATGCCGATCAGGCTTCTGAACTGAGTTCAATGGCTGCCACTGCAACCAGCGAGATTCTGGATGCCACCACTAACTCTATCTCCAACAACCTGACAAACGTCCTGACAGGCGCCGCTTCTTTTAAAGATGGGATGTCAAATATTTTCTCTTCCCTGGGCGAAACGGTGATTAAGACGCTGATCCAGATGGCAACACAGGCGTTAATCACCAAAGCGATTATGGCGTCATTTGGCGGCGGAGCGGGTGGGTTGTTCGGTAGTCTTTTTGGCGGTGCCAGCGGTGCGGCAAGTAGTGGTACCGCTATTCAAAGCGCGGGAGCTAATTTTTCATTCAACGCTCTCGGAGGCGTTTACGATTCTCCGTCACTTTCTGCCTACAGCAATGGTGTTTACAGCACTCCCCAATATTTTGCGTTTGCGAAAGGGGCGGGTGTATTCGGCGAGGCCGGGCCGGAAGCCATCATGCCGCTTACCCGTGGCGCTGATGGCTCGCTGGGGGTTCGTGCGGTTGGTCGAGAGTCTACGGCGGTACAGAACGCAGCAAATCAGATTCAGGCGCAGCCACGGATAGCTGTTAGCGTGGACGCACGAAGCACGTTCACCGGCAAACCGGATGACATAACGATGCAGGCTGTTGAGCGAAGAAATAACGCTCTTGAACAGCGGATAATTAACACCTTAACCGCAGAGGTAGATAATCCACAGAAGAAATTCGGCCGGGCTATTTACTCCAATCTACAGTCCAAAAAACCACGATAACCTGCCCGGAGGGAATATTCATGGCAGATATTTTCTACCCGGATGAATACCTGCCCATGCCGCTTATGGACGGGTACGGGTTTAAGCCCATATCACCTTTACTGCGAACGGAGATGACGTCCGGTCGCGCTCAACAACGAAGGCGATATACCTCAACACCCACCCAGGCATCAGTTAAATGGATTTTTAAAACTGATGCTCTGGCGCAGGTGTTTGAGGCGTTTTTCAGGGATGCGCTTAAAGATGGCCAGTCCTGGTTCTATCTGAAACTCCAGACTCCAGTCGGGGTAAAGCCTTATAAAGCCAGGTTCGTGGATATTTACGAAGGGCCGACGCTGGTCGCGCCAAAATACTGGCAGTACAGCGCAACGCTGGAATTATGGGAGCGCCCGTTACCGCCTTCAGGCTGGGGAAATTACCCGGAATGGCTGGCGGGCCAGTCGTTACTGGATATTGCGCTAAACAGAGAGTGGCCGAAGCATGACAATTCTTGAGCGACTATATGCCAGCAGCGGATCGGAGGTTATTCACGATACGCTGCAGATATCCGCAGGCGATGATAACTACTGGCTGACCAGTGGCTGGGATGATGTTTCAGTGACGCTGGAAAATGGTCAGCCGGTGACGTTTGATGCCAGCGCGATAGATATCGCCTTACCAGCCAGGAACGCCGACGGGACACAGGATTTAAAGTTTGCTATCAGCAATATTGACGGACGGGTTTCAGAGGCGATCGATAAAATTCTGGATGAAATGAAATCAGCCACGCTGACATTCCGGCGGTACATTTCATCTGATCTGTCTGCTCCGGCATCATCACCGTATACGCTCGATATCAAATCCGGCTCCTGGACCCCGACAGCAGTTCAGGTCACGGCAGGCTATATGAATGTCCTCAAAACAGCCTGGCCCCGTAAGCGTTACAACCTCGCCGAGCATCCGGGCTTACGTTACTAATCTGAGGCAAATATGTTTAACCCTGATAAATACCGTTCAGTCACCTGGCTGAAGGGCGGGCGCGTATATCCGCAGCTCGACTGCTTCGGCATTGTAAATGAGATACGTCGCGACCTGGGGCTACCTGAATGGCCGGATTTTGCAGGTGTGACCAAAGAAGGCGGGGGCCTCGACCGGGAAGCGAGAAAGCTGATGCTTACGCTGAAACGTTGTGAACCCTGTGAAGGTGCCGGAGTGGCTTGCTATTCGGGTTCAACGGTTTCCCATGTTGGGATCGTTGTGATGCTCGATAACCAGCTGCAGGTCGCGGAATGCAATCCAGGCTCGGGGGTTACGTTTCTGCCACTGTCGCGATTTATCCGTCGCTTTAACCGCGTGGAGTTCTGGCAATGACGATAAAGTTTTACCCGTCCCGGCTACCGGGTGAACCCCTTGAAACGCACGAGCATGGTGTGCTGACGCTGCATGAGTGGATGAGCAGAAATGTCCCGAGCTATTCACAGGATAAAACTCATCCTGTCGTGATCGAGCTGAACGGCCAGGCAGTCCCCCCGGCGGAATGGCCGTTATGTTTGTTGCGGCCAGACAGTGACGTGCGGATATATCCCATTCCTTATGGCACGGGGCTTGAAATTGCCGCGTGGGTTTCGGTGGCCGTATCCATTGCGTCTACGGCCTATGCATTATTCTTTGCCCCAAAACCAGAACTGGGCGGCTTTTCATCCAGTAACGCTTCATCGCTGGATCTGAATCCGGCTAAAGCCAACACAGCGAAGCTTGGCGATCCCGTTAGGGAAGCTTTTGGGCGAAACCGGATATACCCGGATTACCTGGTGCAGCCGGTAACGCGATTCGACCCCGCTGATCCAACCAGAATGACGGTAGAAATGTTTGTCTGCCTTGGATATGGGCGTTTCTCCTATACCGGAGGGGATTTTCGGGTAGGAGAAACTCCGGCGCTGACCTTAGGCGAGGGCTTTTCATATACCAGCTATGGGCCTGGCGATAATGTGGCCGGGGATCGTCGCAGTGAGATATGGTTCAACTCAACGGAAGTTGGGGGAACGTCGAGCGGCAGCGGCCTCGATATGGCTCAGACTGCCCCTGAAGCCAGTGATATCGTTGCTGATGCCATGACCGTCAGCGGTGCCTCTGTCTCGTTTTCTGGCCTCGATGTCGATGATGATAATGATGAAGACGAGGATGAGAACAAACTTCCTCCTGGCTGGATCGCCGGTGCAATTGTCACCCTGAAAGCGCCAGTGAATTATCAGGTATCCATCGAGGGCGGTTTTAACGTGCTGACAGGCGACGTCGTGTCAGAGATTGCGCCATTCAGCGGAATGCCTGTCACACTAACGTTTAACGGTACTGACTATGACCTGCAGATCGCCACGTATACCCCTCACCAGGACGCCGTTCCGGGAACAGGGGGAGCGACTGCGGTATTACGCGCCAGTGCCTCGCCGTCAACGTATGACTTTACGACAACCAGCCAGACCTTTGCTCTGACCTGGCAGGGTATCACCTATACCATATCTCTGGTCGCCAACTACGGCACAATGTCTGGCTTGCTCGCAGCGATTAACGGCGGGTTGACTGGTTCGGGGCTCATTGCTCAGGATGATGGCGGCGTGATACGTATCGTGGAGATCTCCAGCCCCTGGCGTGGCGGTTCCATTACGTCATCATTCCTGCCTGCGTCAGTATTTGGCGACAGCCCGGTATTTACAGCTGGTACAGCATCCAGCGGCGGAAGCCCTGCGGTAACAGCCAGCGTGACGCTGGCATACGATTCTGGCACTGCCTTTTCCGGATTGCCGGAAGGCACTCAGCGGATTTCCCTGGCGCACCGTGGCAACGAATACCAGATAGCGTCTACTGATGGTCCCTCTGCGACCGTACAGCGTGTGGTTAACGGTGTCGTTGACAGCACCTGGTCAGGCTTTATGACCCGTACCGTCGTGGATTTTGCCGCGTCTGGTATTAACGATAATGAAACCTGGCTCGGCCCCTTTCTGGCCTGCCCGCAAAATGAAGTTGTGGATGCCTTCGAGGTCAACTTTGCTTTCCCAAACGGAATTTGCGGGTTCCAGAACAACGGGAATAAGCGGGTCCGCCATGTCGAGTATGAAATCCAGTATCGCGTTTATGGTTCCGGATCAGGGTGGACGAGTAAGCCAGGGGTTTACGCGCTTAAAAACATTAATGGCCTCGGTTTTACAGAGCGTTTTGATCTGTCCTCTCCTGGGCTGGTGGAGGTTCGATGCCGCCGCCGTAACGAGCAGGGGAGCAACAACGCGAGAGACAGCATGTTCTGGCAGGCGCTCAGAGGTCGTTTGCTTTCCCGTCCGACCTCCTACGCAGGGATATCAACAATAGGGATCACGGTTGAAACCGGCGGCCAGCTGGCGGCGCAGTCAGACAAGCGTGTGAGTGTTGTCGCCACACGAAATTATGATGGCGGTGGTGACAGGACAATCAGCGGTGCGTTCCTGCATCTTGCCCGCAGCCTGGGATATCGCGACGACCAGATCGACATTGCGGCGCTCAGTACGCTGGAGGCGACCTACTGGACGCCAAGGGGAGAATATTTTGATCACCAGGCAAGCAGTGACAGCACGTCAGCAAAGGATTTTTTCGACAAAATAGCCGAGGCTGGCATGGGGTATTTTCTGCTGTCTGACGGGTTGCTTTCTGTCGGGAGAGAGGGCGTCAAAAGCTGGACAGGGATCATTACTCCTCAGGATACCGTGGAGGAAATGCAGACGTCATTCAGGGTCCCGTCGGAGGATGATTTTGATGGCGTGGATGTGAAATATATCAACCCTGTGACCTGGGCGGAGGAAACCGTACAGTGCCGGACGCCGGAAAATCCTTTTCCGCGCAAAACGGAGGCATACACCATTGATGTTGCCATGACTGCAGATCGCGCCTGGCGTATCGGGATGCGTCGGTTAATGAAATATCTCCACCAACGCCGAACGTATACGGCTACGACTTCGATGCTGGGATGGTGTCATGACTTCGGTGATCACATCATTTTGTCCGACGACATTCCAACCGGGAAAACCCAAAGTTGCCTGATTGACGCGATGATTTACGACTTCCAGGAAATTACGCTGCACGTCACGGAGCCACTGGACTGGAGCTACGCGAATCCTCGCTGCTGGATACAGTTTCAGGACGGTCGACCATCATCGCGAATGCTCACGCCGCAACGGGTAGATGATTTCACGCTGACGGTGCCGTACAACGACGACCTGCATCCGGATGATTGGATAATGGATGACCCAGATATTGATCCGCCGAAGTTATTGTTCTGCGACAGTGAAAAGGGTGCGCGGCATGGGATAGTCCAGGAGGTTGCCCCATCGGGTGACAGCAACTGTCAGATTACTGCACCTGAATATAAAGAAATTTTCTACCAGTACGACGACGCCACATACCCCGGCGACGTCGCTTAATACCAAAAAATCCCTTTCAACTTTTCTTTCGCTCAAACCCTCGTTTGGGCGAAGCCTCTTTTTGGAGCAAAAACATGGCTGAACTTAACCCGCCCTTGGGAACGACGACGCCTGAAATTTTCCTGGATAACGTCAAGCGCGCTGACGAGCTGGTTAACGGTCCGGCCGGAACAGTTAACGACCGCGCAGGTGAACCGCTCGATACGTGGCGCCAGATGATGGCGAAAAACGATGAGGTCAGGCAGAACCTGATCCCGCTCAGTAAGCAATATGCGACGCTGGCAGCGGCGCAGGCGGATATCGCGAATATCCCAGAGGGGAGCACCACGTATTACCGCAGCCCGGACGACAGTGCCCTCGCGATCGAAGTCATGAACGTTGGCGGGACGCTGCAGCCTACCGGGCGAAAAATGCCTTCTCAGCAGGCGGTAGACCAGATCAGGCAACAGATAAACTACGACGCTGTGCAGATCCTTAAAAGCGCCTATGACGAAGATGGCAATGTTTACCTTCTTCTCGATGAGTTTGGTGAGCTTTTTATTGCGAGCCTCGGCCCGGTTTCAGTTCAGGAAAAGTTCAGAAAGCTGGATGCGCTAATTCATAAAGACCGCGCTGCTAACCTGCATGAGTTTCCGGACAAAAATGCAAACGTACCCGCTTTTATTGATGAACTAGGTGATTTGTATATCGCTGGCCTGGGCCCCTTTTCTGTTGCACAAAAAATCAGGGCCATCGAATCTTCAATTGTTAATAACGATGAACATGACATAACGCACCAGTACGATTTCAACGGGCGTCTGATTTCCTTTCAGGATGCTTTTGGGGAGATGTTTATCCCCGGTCTTGATAAATCAGTTCAGGAGTCGATAAAGGGGATCAGGGAGAACTACCAGCGTGACCGTGCGCCGCATATTCGCCGCCTGACGGATGCGCAGAACCGGGCGCTTGAATTTACTGATGAGGATGGAAGTTATTATCTGAAGGGGTTTGGTGGGAAATCTCTGGAGGAACATTTTTACTCGCTCAAAAAGCGCGTTAACACGCTGTATAAGGCGAAAGCGATTTTTGATGCCTGGCTGGACTTTGGTATTGACTGGAACGGTAACGAATCCGTCTCCCTGCAGCTGCAGACCGCAGTCAACTATGTAAGCAAGTTGCCATATGGTGGCGAAATCGTTTTTCGCCCTGGCGTATATCGCCTGCATACCTATATCACTGCAAAACCTAACGTGACGATCCGCTGCGTTCCAGGCGCGGTATTCATGCCGATGCTGGCAAATGCCGCGTTTTATTACCGTTCGCCGCAGGAAATCTACCTCGAAAACTTTAACCTGATTGATGTCGAGATCGACGGTTCTGAACAACACTCGCCATCCTATGACGTGGGGGCAAAAGGCACATACCTGCAGTATTTCCGTCAGTGTATGTTCCTGCGCTGTAACGTTCACGACACAGGGGCCACCGGTATCGGTAATGATTATCCTGACAGGTCTTTTGTTCTGGACTGCCAGACGGATAACTGCGGACGCCTGGCACCTGACGGCAGCGGCGGTGCTTCCGGAATCGGGATCGGTTTGGGTGCCATGCAGGACGAGGCACTGATTGTGGCGCGTACCATTAACCGCAACAGCAAAAACTTCGGCATTTTCTTTGAGCAGCAGCGCCTGTCAGGGCCCGGTCAGCCTTACGTTTCCCGGCAGCTTATCGTATCCGATGCCGTGTGTACCGGAAACGGGCATGGGTTTGGAGACTGTGGCGCATCCGGACTGGTGGTGGTCAACGGCCAGTTCAATGACAACCTCAAAACCGGTATCAGCATTGACGCTGGGACGCTGGCTAACAACGGTATCGCTCCCCGCCCGGGTAAGAACGGGCTGATGCTGAACTGTCAGGCGGAGCGTAACGGGGTGACCGGGCTCCATTATGACTCGACCAAAATTCAGGCCGATGGCGGCTATTCATTCTCCGACATGCACATCAACGATAACGCCCAGGATGCGATTTTAATCGAGGCTGGCGCTAACACCCTGGCGGATGTTCGCTTCGACAATATGGATATCAAAAATAACGGTCGTTATCCGGTGAATGTTGCCAGCGGCACCTTTACCGACCTCGACTTCACGAATCTTCGCATGCTGCGAAATGGCGGTGATACCGCGTTTAAGCTGGACGGCAATATCACGCGGGGCTCGATTCATGGCTGTAAGCTGCGTTCGCAGAATGGCGCTGCAGCGATTACCGGCGCAGGGACTATCAGCCATTTCGACATCACCGAAAACCAGTACACCGATACCAACAGCAACCCCATCAATCTCACCGGCACACTGACTAACGTCACCTACGGCCGCAACCCAGGACTGGAGTAATTATGTCTTTAAAAACCGTATCCAATATGATTTATCAGGGTGATATCGCTGACCTGCCGCCGCTGACGGCTCCGATGCCGCGAGGGGGCGTTTACTATGCCGACCTGGTGAACAGCCTCTTTGTCAGCAAGCCGGATTCGAATTTCTCGAAGAACCGTAATTACGCCACGGCCCTCTCTTTCACCCGTACCACGCTGGCATCCTTCATCAGTGCCGCAGGGAATCTCGAATATGCGGCCATCAATACACCACGTATCGATCGCCATCCGGCGACCAGAAAGATTCTTGGTATGCGGGTGGAGAACTCGGCGACGAACTATGCACTGAGTGCGCTTGATCAGACCGCCGCGAACTATGTGCCGTCGGGCCTGACGGTATCCGCGCCAGCTGCCGGGTGGTGTTCCCTGACCGAAAGCACGATGAATGAAGCGCATGTGCTCATGGATAACCAGAGCACGATTGATCCGACCCTGTATAACGTGGTGTCCCTGTTTGCTAAAGCCGGGTCAGCACAATACCTGCAGATTCAGGTTTTAGGCGCCGGGGCTCAGGCGTTCGCTAACTTTGACGTACGCAATCAGAAGGTTACCAAAATGGGCCGTCTTGCCGTCAGGGCCAACATCTTCCAGGGTTTCAATGACAGCGCCCGGTGTGTGTTGTGTGTGAAAGGAAGCGGGAATACTGTCGGCTCGGTTAAATACAGCCTGATTAACGATCCGCTGGCAGAGCCGGATGTCGCCTACGTCGGAACCGGGCGGACCATGCAGGTCAGTCTGATGCAGATCGAGAAGAATACCTATCACGCCAGCTCCGCGTTCTTTCCTGATGGCGCGGTAGGTGGTACTGCCAGCGCGAACCGCCAGGCAGACGCCGCTCGTCTGCTGGATATTCCTGCGGGCGTGAAATCAAACTTCTCGGTGTTTGTGAAGGGGATAATGACCCCGGCGGCACTCGGAAATGCTGGCGGCAATATCCTGTTCTCTCTGCTGAATAACACGGCGCTGAAATACGTTGGTTTCGGTCTGGGCGCGGCTGACAGCTCCAATGCGTTCCAGTCCCTGGCTGCGCATAACATTAACACCGGTAGCACGCTGGCGGGCATTCCGTTTACAGGGAAAATGTTTTCACAGTATGGCGAATATGCACTGATGATCACCCTGAACAACGGCGTTCTCAAGGTCTATTCCGGTATGACTGATAACCCGGAAACTCTGCTGACCGGATGTCCGGCATTTGATTACGTCATGCTGGGCAGAAACAGCTCGGTTTCTGGCTCTACAGTGTCAAACTCTGGCTTCTGGGGTGGCTGGTTGCAGAAAGCCGTACTGTTCGATTCGGCGCTGAGTGACGCTGATATGATTGCGCAGTTTGATTTGCTCTTATAAAAAAGCGCCATCGAAGGAGTAATTTTATCACAATCAAAAAGGATATAGCTCTATTGTAAATGCAAAGTGTTAAATAACATGGGTATTATAATGGATTTTTATTTATGTTGAGGTTGTCGAAATTTATAAAGCTTTAATTTATTACTGGTAGGGGAGGTTTAAGGCGCTATTAATATATTAACATGACAAACACTCAAAAGAGTGTTTGTTATGTTAAATTTTAACGACTTGATAATGTTAAGTTAAGTCTTCAATTATGCTATTTGTAAAAAAGTTACAGGTGTCTAAGAGAAATGGTGATATTTCTTGGGTTTGATTACCGATCCAGGAAAATCTATACTCTTGCTGCCAAGAGTATCTCTCGGGTTTATGAAACAAAGAGTATAGTTTTTCTGACAGATCGCGCAATGGTTTCTTGGTGTATTCCACAGTCCCGTGGCGGTAATGCTTAATATTAGGATTTTTTTCCATTGCTGCCATAATGATTGTAAAGAAAAGTTTTTCAGTGTCATTTATTTTTACACAGTATTGCCCAAAGTCATTTCTAAATAGCGCGTCATCTCTTATCTTACTCAAGCAGATGGTATACGCGTCAGGTGATTCTACAGTTAAATTTGATATTGAAATTTCGCTACCAGGGAAACCATTAAAGTTTATTAGACTACCCATTTCGGGGTTTTTTTGAACGAACTCCATCCACTGTTCTATACTAAACAATTGAGTGGTATTATAAAATGATAAACCCTCATCTTTATCACCTTGATTGGCATTTTCAATTTTTCTAAAGCCACTTAATGTTCCCGTCCAAATTTTTCCAGACAAAAAATCCTCTTTGAATCTTAACTCTTTGAAATATTTAAATGTTACTATTTTTTTACGTGGTGGGTATTTTTTTGTACATTCTGATTCAGAACACTTGAATATGTATAACTCCTTAAGGAAGGTGTTTTTAAAATAAACATTAGTCAATATGACACCTTCTTTTTTTTCTTCTAGATGAAATATTCCACTATGGAACTCATCATCTTTAGAGAGCCTTATTTCATGACCGTTAATATTTTTTAGTTTAGCTCTTTTAATAGCACTGTCTAATGATAGTAGGTAATGTCCTTTCATCCTATCATTGAGACCAGCGATAGTAATATTAAGTCTTCGTTGCTTTTCAGGCGGAACATCAGCCTGTGCGTAGTTAACCCAATAAGCACCAACAATTTCCCATCCGGACTTTTCAAGTTCTGATATTAGCTGTTGGCATTCTTTTATTTCATTAGGTGATAATTTCATCTTAAATCTCTCATATAATGTAAGGTAATTGAATTAAAAACATGAATGATATTTATGTGTGAATCTTCTTTCTAGCGGCATTACATTGGTTTGTGTGGTTTTGATATGCAATAAAATATTTTCAAATTATACATCACGGAATTGACGTGATCGCGAACTAAAGCTGTTAACAATTAATTTTATAATAATCATTGGTTGTGAAATTATCTTAAAACTAATAACTGCTTAAATATATATCTTAAATACATAAAGAACGCAACTGCTAAAAATGATGTGGGAAATATTTCTGATTGCATTCCCTTGATGCATAGTTAGAACTGATTGTCGAGTAGACCCGTGCTGGACTGGCTGCAGCGAGGGAGCAGGGGAGAGTAGGCGGCCGCCGCCGGGTAATGACTGAAGAAGTGGTGGAGCGGTGCCGCCGAATGCTGGAGAACGGCGCTACCCGGCAACAGATCGCAGATGTGATAGGGGTGAATGTGAAGACGCTATATAAGTACCTGCCAGCCTCTTAAAATCATTGCGTTGCGTCGGTGCGTCTGATCGATAGCTGTAACCTGTATTGATCAGATTCTTCATTAAATCTACTGTATATAAAAACAGTATTTAAGGAGGTGAAGTTATGCCGCGAAACTCAGATATCGAAATAGCCTGGCGTCAGGCAATTGTCATTGAGCCTAATGGCCGCCGCACCGTGACAACGTCCGGTTTTATCCGGGAACTCGCAAAAGTTAACTGGCACTGGTCGCCACGGCAGGCTAACCAGTGGATAGAGCACTATGTGACGACATTCCGGGATGTCTCAACGCAGGAAGGCGATGAGCGCACGTTCCAGTTATACAACCCGAACGGAGGGCTATAACGTGGGATTTCCGTCGCCAGCAGCAGACTATGTAGAAGTACGACTGACCGTCGATAAACTCTGCGGTACCGGCCCAAATACCAGGCTCGTTCAGACAGAAACTGGTTACACCGTAGTCGATGTCTCCGGTAAACCAAAGCAAGGAGATACCATTTTAATTCAATACGGCGGCGGCACTGATTTTGCAAAAATTATGGGCCGGGCATTTATTACAAGAGACGGTGAGGCTCTAGAAGGCGAGGCTTTGGATGATGTTACAGTTGTCGGGGTGGTGACATTCGTTATCAACCGGATAGGGAAGGATGATGATGATTATCCAGTAATATGA